ATTCTCAAAGAAGAGAAAGCCATCACAGGATGGATCAACGCTTCAAAGAAAAAGAAAACATAGGTTATCGGTTGAATATGTGCCGCGACTAACTGGTGGGAGGCTTCGCCGTATATCAGCAACTCGACGAACTTCTGCAATGTGAATACCGACGGGACAGCGAACAACAACAACGCCAGCAACGCTAATGGCGTGCTCCCCTGACTCATCTAATGCATAGACCAAGTAATCCTCATGGACGAAAGCACAGCGCGAAAGATGAAGGAACTGATGACCTTCCGGAAACGGTAAATAAGTACATCGATGAGCCACAGACGGACGCTGCTTGCATGGTACGGTAGCCGACATAAATCCATATTTCATGTCTGTGGACTATGTGACTATCATGCCGGGAATAAGCCATACGAGGTACAGATGACAAGCGAAGAGAGACATGAGGCGAGGTACTCCAGGCGAAAAGCCAAAAGAGATGCAAGAAAAGAAGAATTGAATCGTCTATATGGCGACTACGATAAGACGATATCCTTTAAGACACTTCATGATACCTACTACAAATGCAGATCCGGGACGTGTTGGAAGGGATCCGTACAGAAGTATGGTATCGACATCATGAAAAACACCATGAAATCCCATGCCATGATGATAAATGGCGTAGATACGTTCAAAGGTTTTTACAGCTTCAAGGTGTATGAGAGAGGGAAAGTTCGGAACATAAGAAGCGTACATATATCTGAACGATGCATCCAGAAGGCTATGTGTCAGTCGTCATTAGTACCTATGCTCACCAATTCATTCATATACGACAACGGAGCGAGCCAGAAGGGAAAAGGCACAGCATTCGCCATAGACAGGCTGACAGAGTATCTGCACAGATATTATCGCCGACATGGAGACAATGAGGGATATGTCATCAAGGGAGACTTCAAAAAGTATTTTGACAGCATCGATCATGATGAGGTAGTCAAGATCATCGACAGAGCATTCACGGATAAGCGATTCGTGCATTATGTGTCACAGGCGATCGCTCACTATGGACCGGTCGGATTAGGATTAGGCAGCGAAGAGAATCAGATCCTCGCGATGGCGCTCCCTAATAAGTTCGATCAATGGATCAAGACGGTTAAACATATCAAGGAATACGTGAGGTACTGTGACGATTTTGTAATAATCGTCAGAACTAAAGAAGAAGCCGTCAGCATCCTTGCGAAAGCACGAGAAGTATTATCCAGCATCAAGATAGCGCTGAACGAATCAAAGACGCAGCTCATCAAGCTCTCACACGGCTTTACCTTCTTAAAGGTTAAGTTTAGCCTCACAAAGACTGGTAAAGTGATACGGCGAGTATGCAGAGACAAAATCACCAGAGAGCGACACAGGTTAAGATCATTCAAGAGGATGGTTGATACCGGAGAACTGGATTCCATATTCGTTAGGAATATGTACAAGGCATGGCGCGGACAATTCTTTATAAAGACCGCATCCATAAAGTATAAGCATTTCAATGTGTATAACACCGTCAAGAGCATTGACGAGTATTATATATCACTATTTAGAGAGGAGAATGAATATGTATATTCACATTAACACTGAGCGTGTAGTCATCGATGTCACAGAGACAGCGAAGTACATCGCCTCAAACGACAACGGCAAGAAGTATCTGACATACGATCAGAGCAAGGCCATCGCCGTTCTGGGTACGAATGATGTAATCAGACAGCTCGCCCGGACGTCCCTGATAGTAGAGTGGGATAGCATCTCAGAAGTTGTACCCGTGATGGATTATCCGGAAGACTGGGATCGCAATCCATACACCTACAATGATGGAGAGTTCGAACCCTATGATGGCACAGCGCCCGAAGATAACAGGCAGCTCACAGAAGGAGTCAGCGAGAACAGTGGTGGCATCCTTGACGTAGCAGAACTCTCGGATGAAAACGCCGGAGCCATTGAGGATCTGGCTGAGATCGTAGACGATTTACTGGCAAGAGTAGAGGCTCTTGAAGAAAAGGAGGACTAATATGGTAAAGAAGTATAGCAGACTCATTGAGGAGCGCGACATCAACGATAAGACCGGATCAGTCTGGGCAATTCAGGATGTACCGAATACATGGAGAACTAAGACCAGAGCAAAAGTGATAGCCGATGGATATTACTTCCTTGATGATGGCACAGCCCTCCCTATAGAGCCGGATGAGAATGAATAATCCCGATGATATCGCGGAGACATTGAGACAGAAGTCAGCCATGGAGATATGCGAGCTTGTGGAAGACCAGGCTCGCATTATTCATGAGCAGGCCGAAGTCATAGAACAACTGACAGATATCATAGTCGAATTATCGGGAGGAGATGCCAATGGAGCAGGCAACATTTAACCTACAGGCAGTCATCCAGGCCGGAGCCGCATTGATAGCACTGTGGGGATTTTATAAAGCCATCATGGAAATCATAAAAAGTATCACAGAAAGACATGACAGAGAGAAAGCCTGGGATAAGGCAGTATCGGACATTCAGGAGGAGCGCCAGAAGATCGTAGAGAGATACGATAAGAAGCTCATGGAGATCGAGGGACAGATTAACGACAGTCATTCCGACACTGAAGCCAAGATACAGGAGCTCAAAGCAGAGATGCTGATTCTGACAAAGAGCGTAGCAGCCATCCTGGACGGACTCAAACAGCAAGGATGCAACGGAGAGGTAACAAAAACAAAAGAAGCCCTCGATGCATTCCTGATGAACAAAGCATATGACTAAGATCAAAAACGCCCTCCTCACCGGGAGAGCACTCACAAAGTTCATATTATTCTCATTCGCTATGACGATCATATACACGATCATCGCCATAGTATTTCAGGCGGTCACAGGTAATCCAATCTCAGACACGCTCACGACATGCTATTTCGCCGTATACGGAGGAGAAGTGTTATCCTGTGCGCTCATTAAGGTCTTTAAGCTCAAGGAGGAAAACAACAATGAGCAGTGAATTATTCGTCAAGATTGTAGGCATGATCATCACTATCATAGTGGCTCTCATTACCCGATACGTAATCCCTGCTATTAAGGCTCATATCAATGAGAAGGATATGGAGACCATACTTAAGTATGTGAGAATCGCCATTATGTGTGCAGATCAGATCTTCACTAAGGAACAATGGGAAGAAAAGAAGCAGTGGGTGAAGACATATATCATCAAAGTGGCAGATGAGAAACTCCATATAAAACTGGCAGAGGAAGATATAGAGACTCTGATCGAGGGACTTGTAAACGAGATTCATGAGAATGGTGTAAAAGAATGATCACATCAGATAAAGGCAAAGAACTCATAAAGAAGTATGAAGGATGCAGACTGGCTGCATATAAATGCCCGGCGGGAGTATGGACTATCGGCTACGGACACACAGCCGGAGTGAAAGAGGGAATGACTATCACCCAGCTCCAAGCAGATGTATTCCTGACAGAGGATCTAAAGAAGTACGAGAAGTACGTGAATCAGTATGAGCCGATATACCGCTTCAATCAGAACCAGTATGATGCGCTCGTATCATTCACATATAATTGCGGAGCAGGCAATCTGAAGAAGCTGGTAGACGGTGGCCATCGCACTATCAGACAGATATCAGAAGCAATCCTCCGATACAACAAAGCCGGAGGCAAAGAGCTTCCCGGCCTGACCAGACGACGCAAAGAGGAGAGAGATCTATTCATATCATGAGAATTGCACACGCATCCATAGATGAACACAATCACATATCAGGCGGAGAAGCAGGCAATCAGACCGGCAAAGAAGTATGTATCCGCTCGTGGTATAACAAACCCTGGACATCCGTACTGCGGCATCCGGATAGCGCCGTAGGTGATCGCATAGCAACCATAGCAGAGACGCTGGCAAGCCCTCCGTATAATTCACTGATCGGATACGACCAGAAGCAGCGCAATACATTCCTTGACGTCGCAAAGAAGTACAAGTACAATGTACTGGACTTCATCAACGCTCATGAGATGTGCGAGACAGACTGTAGCGCATTTGTGACATGTGTATGTCTGTTCGCTGGGATACATAAGCTCGAGTATTCAGGGAATGCACCGACCACATCAACTATGGTCAAGATATTCAAGGCAGCAGGCTTCAATGAGATCACCGACAAGAGCATCCTAACGGATCCGGAGAAACTCCGGAAGGGAGACATCTTAGTCAAAGCAGGGTCACATACGGCCATCGCAATCGATAACGGGAGCGGAGATGCCAAACGTACTTTAAGGACCGGCATGAGAGGATCTGACGTAGCATACCTACAGCGGAGACTGATAGCAAAAGGATATGACGTCGGACGCACTGGAGCGGATG